ATACTATGCTACTAAGTTGTGTTTTAGCGGAGACGTTTTTGTCTCTAAAAGCAATTCTTTGATAAATTTCTTTATTTTTACTATTAGGGGAAAGTTCATTAGTGCTGGCGTTGTAAGTTGCAAACAGTTTATTACTACCCCCAAGACCAATGAAACCGTTTTCTGTAACATATAAATCAAAATTACCAGTTTTAACATTGAACCTTGATAAAACCGTCTCTTCACGCTCAGTGCCAGATTTATCTTTTGTTTCTACTTTGACAGTAGGTAATTCATATATAAGTCCACCCACCTTAGGGTAGGTAACACCATCTGGTAGTTGGTCCGCCATATCTTTTTTTTTATTTTTATTTATCTTGAAGTTTCAAACTTCTGATACGGGATTGCTCTAGCATCATTAAGTTCAAGTGGATATATGACATGAAACCTTCCAATCACTTCTTCCCAAGAGTAGTTTCTAAATGTTCCCCAGTGGTAGTTGATACCTCTAATACCCCATCTGAAGATACCAACACAAGCAATCAATGGATGTTCATCATATCTAATCCTTGATGTCTTAGGTTGATATATGAATGTATAGTATCTTCCAACCTCAGGAACCAATACTTCTTCAGTCAAAACCTGTAACAATTCAAACATCATATCATCAGGTTGACCTTGATTTATAATATCATCACGAACATATTCAAGTCTATTTGTTCCGCTTTCTAGATACTCTTCTTGTTCTTGATCCATAAGGTTTGATACCTAGTTCGTCTTCAGTGATAATCTTAAACTCAACACCATTATCTATACAGAACTCGGTTGCTGCTTTCCACTTTGCTTGATTCACAGCATAAGTTTTGGTTTCATAGATGAATGATTTAGTAACACGTTCACTCTTCTTAGGTGGTTGTGTTTGTTTCTTTGGTTTTACTTCAACCACATATTTTTTAATCTTACCACTAACTTCTTTAACTTCAATCAGATAGTCTGGATAGTAACGATGAATTCTGTTATCAATAGGAGAAACATATGGGATGCTAAACTCTTCTGATGCCCACTTTAATATGTTGGGATTGTTATCACACCAGTTGCAGAAGCGACGTTCCCAAGAACTTCTACAAATAATATTATTAGCATTGCCCTGATATTTTTCAGGATTGGATGGTTTATATATCGACTTTATACTTTCTCCCACTTCCCTACTACATAGTATAGTAATCGAGTCTATTTATAGATGGCTGGCCCACGTCCAAAGGGAATTAGAACATCTGATTTGAAGAGTAGGGTGATGAACCTTGCTCAAACTTCTTCTTATGCTATAAGTTTACAACCACCTAGAGATGTATTGAACTTTCTGAGAGCTAGAGGGTTTACATACAATACTGATGGAAAGAATGTTGAACTCCTTTGTAGTGAAGCATCTATTCCAGGTAGTTCATTAGCAACTCACGATCAGGTGGGTGATTACTACGGAGCAAGAGAACAGTTTGCTTATCGTAGAATCTATGATGATACTTTTGATGTTCAGTTTTATGTTGATAGAAACTATAATACGATTAGGTTCTTTGAAACCTGGATGGATTATATTGTAGGTCAAACAGGAACTACAAATGAATATAAAGGAGACACTGCTATCTATAGGATGTCTTATCCTAAAGGTGCTAATGGTGGATATAAATCTAATATCTTTATGACTAAGTTTGAAAAAGAGATAACAGGACCTGCTCTTTACTATACTTATGTTGGTGCTTTCCCTAAAGCAATGCAGAAGGCTGCTGTAAGTTATGGTCCAAGTGATATTCTAAGAGTTAATGTTCAGTTCTCATACATTAGACACGTTGTAGATACTAATATTTCTAGTGCTAATACCGATGCTCGTACTAGTGTAAGAAATCAATTTACAGCAGCATCTTTAACAGAACAATTCGCAGCAGCCGCTGAAATAGATGCTCAACTTAATAAAGGAAGAGGCGTGCCTGATGGAACTCTATTCTCGGGAACAACTCTAGAAACAAGTAATAGTATTACCTAATAAATATACCGACTGACTGACTAAAACATTATGCCCTTACCTAAGATTTCAACACCGACATATGAGTTGGAATTACCTTCGACCAAACAAAAGATTAAGTATAGACCTTTCCTTGTAAGAGAAGAAAAACTTTTAGTACTTGCCTTAGAGAGCGAAGATAATACTCAGATTACTACAGCAATCAAAACCGTAATCAAGAACTGTATTTCCACAAGAAACATTAAAGTAGAAGACCTCCCTACATTTGACATTGAGTTCTTGTTCCTTAATATCAGAGGCAAGTCTGTCGGAGAAGAAGTAGAAGTCAATATCATTTGTCCTGATGATGGTGAGACTGAAGTTCCAGTCAAGATTAATCTTGATGAGATTGAAGTCAAGTTCAGTGAAGACCATGATAAGATGATTAAACTGGATGACCAACTTACAATGGAGATGAAGTATCCTTCTCTTGACCAGTTCATCAAGAACAACTTTGACCTTAGTGATGATTCAGCAATGGACCAATCCTTTGAAATTATTGGTGGATGTATTGATAAAATCTTTAGTGCAGATGATGTCTGGGCAGCAGAAGATTGTAGTCGTGAGGAGATTAATGAGTTCTTAGAACAGATGAACTCTCTTCAGTTTAAAAAAGTTGAAGAGTTTTTCAATACTATGCCTAAACTATCGCATGAAATTGAAGTAAAGAATCCCAAGACTAAGAAAAAAGGTACTGTCGTTTTGGAGGGTTTATCCAGTTTTTTCGCGTAGGGATGATCCATATGGATCTTGAGGGGTACTACAAGTTAAATTTTGCCCTGATGCAGTACCATAAATATTCATTAACTGAGATTGAAAACATGATGCCTTGGGAGCGTGATGTTTATGTCGCACTTCTACAGCAACACTTAGAGGACGAAGAGCAAAAGTCAAAGGCAAGACAGAATGGATGAAATCCCAGAGGGTCTAGACGATCTACTGAATAGCATATTAGGAAAGAAGAAGTCTAATCCTTCTGGTGGATCCTCTGCGCTTGCTATTTCTTCTAAGGCAAAGAAGAAACAATCAGTTAAGGAAGATAATATTGAAGAAATAATCCTAAGACTTTTAGGGTTAGATGATGTTAGTGATATAGATTACGATACATATAAAACTCTTCTCAGAGAGAAGATGGCTGCTGGTAGAATGTCCAACAGTCAGATGCCTACTGAAGAAGTAGAACTTCTTACGAATGAGTTCAAAAGAGTTAAGTCAAAGACAGGTAGATTCAAACCCAAACCCAAGAAGAAAGTAAAAGCAGATGCTTTCTTTTCTGGTGCGATTCAGAAAAAAAGTTCTGTCCCTAAGAAAACAGCAGCAGCAGTATCTCCTAAAACTAATCTGCAGGATGATGTAATAAATGAAATACAAAAGATAAAACCAGATGATTCTTCTGCGTTTATTGAAAATACATTAGTCCCACAAGTCAATAAGATATCTGAGAACCTTAATAGTATTGTTGATACCCTCAACAAACAGTTTCAGTTAGAAAAGAAGAGTGAAAAGAAAGAAGCATCAGCAGCAGATACATTAAAGAAGAAGACAAGAGAAACAAAATTAGAAACACCTGAAAAAGATAATAAGTTTAAAAGTGCAGCAAAGGCAGCATTGAAACCTGCTGGCAGTTTCTTTGATATGATTCTAGACTTCTTTAAGAATATATTATTAGGTGGAGCATTGCTTCGTCTTATTGAAATCTTAAAAGATCCAGGAAAAGCATTTCAACCGTTTGTTGATTTTGTGAATAAGTTTATTGATTTTATAAACTCTATATCTACTTGGACAAATGAAAATATATTAGGACCTATTAATGATTTTATTGGTGGTATTTTTGATGCCTTTAATGCTTTAGAAGATAATGTTAATAAAGCATTAGCACTATTTGGTGCTGATCCTATAGACAATATCAAAGAGGAGGACAAACCAGTTCTGTCAATCCCTATGATAGAACCATATGAAAATCCATTTGCTGCACCAGAACCAGAACCAGTCACAGGATTGGATGGTGGTTCACTAGTAACTGATTCAACAGGTCAAAAAATCTCTGGTATGGGTGCTGATACTCAACTAGTAGCACTCTCTCCTGGTGAAGTTGTGATGAGTAATAAAGCAGGAGACATGTATGGTAGAGACAATCTACTTGCTGCTAATGCTGCTGCTGGGGGAACTAACAGACCTAAGATAGGTAAAGGAGGTCTTCTAGGGTTTTCTGAAGGTGGTGGATATAATATACGAAGAGCTACCAGTAGAGATGTAGGGGCACCTACTATGGGTGCCGCACCTTTAGGTCTTATGCTTGTTCCTGGACATGGTGGATATGGTGGAGGAACACCTGGTGAAACGTCAGGATTATCAAAACAAAAAGGAATGGCCATGGGTTGGGATGAATATCTTGCTAATGTGATGATTGGAAAAAATGTGGTTCAACAGGTGAAAGGCACCAATCCTGGAATCCCTATTCAATTCTATGAAAAACCAGGTGGGTTTGAAAATAGTACTCAGGGTTTTAAGGATGCCATTGCCCACTATAAGGACTTAGAAAAACAGGGTTATGAGGTAATTGAAATTCATCATGATGCTCCTAAGGGTGCAGGTGGATTGATAGGTAGTTATACAAATTATTCTAAACTTGATAAACGACTTGCAGAGATTGGTGGTAACTTTGGTGCTGGTTATAAGGGTAGATTTGAGACTGGATATGGAATGGCTAAAGCTGGTATTAGCATATTTGAAGTTGCACCTCTTAGTGGTAGATATGAACAAGGACTGATATTAGGTGATAACAATGCTATTAATGCTGGATCTGCTCCATTAATCCAAGCAATCACTGAAGTATATGGAGGGTCTATTACTAGTGTTCCCTTATCGGACCCTACTCAACAACAAGTGCAGATGAGACCAAGTAATGCTCCTCTAACTGCTCCTGGTGCCCCTGATGGAAGAGGAAGAACTAGAGTAGTCATACTGCCTCCTGGTGGTCAGAACCCTGGTGCTAACCCAAACAGTGCGTCTAGTGGGTCACAATCCACATTACCTAAGTTTTCTGCTACTGATCCTAGGAACACTGAACTAATCGTCATTAAATCAATCTATAATATCGTAGGATAATATGGCGATACCTTTTCTTCTTAGCGCAGCAACAAGATTAGTAACTTCACAGATGGCCAAGAAGGCAGCGAAGGAAGGTGTGAAGAGAGCAGCAAAGAAATTTGTAAAGGGAAAGAAGAAAGATAAAGTAAAATCTAAAGGTGGTGCTTTAGTTAAGAGAGCAGAAGTATCTCAAGGAAAAACTCAACAAAGAGTTTCATACCAGAAACTACTTAATACATCTAAAGATGTAGGTTCTGTTGATAAGATACAGCAGAATATTAGTTACGAAAGTCTGACTAAAACAATGCAGGGCATTGTTAAGACTACTACTCAACTTGATAAGACTCTTAAGAAGCAGTTATTAGTTGATAAAAAGAAAGCAGATAATAAAAAGAAATTAACATCTGCTAAGAAGAAGAAACAAAGAGAAGAAAATCTAGAGAAAAGAAGACTAAATCTTGGTGGCATTGGTTCTGCCGCAATGGGTGTTGCTAATAAGTTTAACATCATTGACTTCTTCACCAACATATTACTTGGTGGACTCATCCTATGGATGATTAATAATGTTGATAAAATGAAATCAGCATTTAAGTTACTTGAAAATAATATCTATGCTTCATTTTTGATTCTAAGAGGTGGTCTTCGAGCAATAAAAGGTGTACTTAAATTTGCTATCAAAGCACCTTTTAGGTTAGTAGCAACAGTAGGGAGGACAATTGGAAAGATTGCTGGTGGTATTCTTAAAGGTATTAGGTCACTTGGAAAAGCAATACTTAGATTTGCTATAAATCAACTTAGACGATTACGTGGACTTCCACCTATAGATGATCCTAAATCAAAAGGATCAAAAGGATCAAAAGGATCAAAAGGATCAAAAGGATCAAAAGGATCAAAAGGACCAACGGGTGCTGGCAC